CTCACGGCCCTGACCCGTTAATGGGTGCTCTTGCTGCAGAATCTTATATTTACATATATGTCGAGCAATAGAACCTCCACAAAAGGACTTCATCTATGTCTACGTCTGATCCTCTCATGCCGAATGGCAGTAACATCTATAAGTACCAATATGGACATATTGGTACCGAATATAGGTGGTACTCCGATGGATCTCCACCACATTATTATGATGGTTTTCTCCATTTGTCATTCGGTGAGAATTTCTCACATGGACATCCACGAGTCAATGGGCATTACCAAGGTAGTTCCGACTGGCTCATGTACAAGTTCGATGTTAAGTGGCAAAGCGCAATTCAACATATTTTTCGTGTTAATTACGCTACACCCGCTTACATTGGAATGGTCAACTCTGGTGGTTTTTCCTGGGCTTTTCCGCCGATATCTATCGACAGTTTAAAGCTTGAGAATTTCAACCATGGTGCTGAAGCATTCGCTGCTCTCCGTCCGGATCTTCCGGATTTTCAAGCAGCATCTAACTTGTATGAGTTGAAAGATCCATTAGGCCTTCTAAAAAAGCGTATCAGCAATGTTCGTAACAAAACTAATCGTAGATTAGCGAAATTACGTCATTCTGGTCGTTCTGTAGATGGTCAAGCAGCCGAATTGTACTTAGCGTACTATTTCGGTTGGCTTCCTCTCTATAAAGACATCCAACAATTTGTTCGAGCCTTTAATGGAGCAAAGAAGCGATTCGATCAACTTCAAAGAGATGAAGGGAAGTCTGTCAAAAGACGCCGCACTCTATCTGGTTCTTATAATCTTAATAAGGACGATAGCGTTTCGAGTACCGAGTGGCATACTGCCCCTTGGAACCCTTACGTGGGTCCCATAATGGAAACCCAGTGTTATGCGCCTATTGGCACCGCGCGCACTATTGGGACTGGCGGCAACTCCAAACATAATTGGGTTGTCGGCCGTTCGAGGTATCTTTTACCTCCAGGTCCCCGCGATGATGCTTGGAAATCAAACATCTCACGCCGTATACTTGGTGGGGTTCTTTCCCCAAACCAGGTATGGAATATGATCCCATGGTCTTGGGCCGCTGATTATTTTAGCGGTCTACACCATTTCTTAGACGCCGTACAGACCGGTATCGCTGATCAATATATCATCGATGCTGGCGACTGTATGACTTCTACTGAATATTGGGACAAGCGCGAATACATTCAGTATCCTTATACTTCTCAGTATGCCGGATCTGAACAGTCTTCCTCATGTTGCATCCGTCGCACCACTAAGGCGCGAACGCGTGCAAGTCCTTTTGGATGGGGCTTGGAAACTCCAAGTGATCATCAAATGTCAATGTTGGGTGCCCTTGGGTACTCATCATTGGCAGAGGCGTCTGAGAAGACGCGGTTTCGTCGTTAGACGCAACACAACAAAGGTGTAAAACTTTGTTCCCTTTAGATGGAATAGGAGATTCCTAATGTTTGCTGACCCTCAAAGCGTAACGGTAAATGCCGTTGCGAAGTCCATGCCTAGGCAGGGCACTTCGTCTCCCGAAACTCTCGGGCGCTTCATGACTGCCGACGGTGCTTTTGAGTACACCGTTCGTCAGAACAAGACTGCCAATCGTTTTCGTCGTGAGATTCGTCTCACTCAGAAAAAGGTTGCCGCCGACCCCATTTCCGCGGTCAACAAGGAGATTTCAACCTCCGTGATGATCGTCGTCGATGAGCCTCGGTGGGGCTTCTCAGATACCGAACTCGGTTATCTGACTGCCGCACTTATCACTGCCTTCGATACGACGGCTCGTGATAAGCTTCTTGCGGGTGAGTCGTAAGACTCTTGCTTACATTAGGACGGTATCAACACACCTCGTAATATACGGAGGAAATGATGAAAAGACCGACCAAGCTCCTTAGGCGGATCTTACTCGATGTAAGATTGCAGCCAGAGCATACCATCAACAGAGACTACAAAGAAATTTGTAGTCGTTATCAAAGTGAAGGGATGAGTTTTCTTACGATTACTCTTCCTCGACTAGACGATGTCCTATTGCTAGGATTATCTTCTGGCCACATCTCACGTACTTCTTTTGAAGGATTCAAACCCTTTAAAAGAAACGGAAATCTCCCTGCATTGCTGCAAGGTTTTTTCAGATGCATCTTTGATGATGATGGATGGTTATTACCCGATCCTAATGTAGATGCTATTTATGCAATCAGACAAATTTCTCGCCTCTTCAAAAAGGTCGAAAAATCTTGCTCTGATCGACGCATACGCGCCGCCTACAAAAGGTACGAAAGTAATGACCAAAGTATCTTTTGGGAACAGCAAAAGAAAAACATTAACAGTAACCTCTTCGGTACTGTTAGTGCTTTCTTATGGTCTGACCTCGAATCACTTTCGGATAAACTTTATTGTTTCCCCGGAGTGTTCGGTTCAGGCGCTACAGCTGGACACGAAAAGAGAAACGAACGTTTCTCCGTCCAAAAGTGGCCTCTCAGGAGCGAAAGCTCCTTTCCTGCAATTTTCCATACCGTACACAATGAATCCGAGAGAATCTCTTCTCTTGAATACTTGTGTGCAGATCTGGAATAACCCGTAAGGGTTGTGCAGGTCCCTAAGACACTTAAAACTCCGCGCACGATATCTGTTGAACCTAGCTATATGATGCTAATGCAGCAAAGTATAGCCAAGCCACTTATGTCATACTTGGAGTCAAAGCGATTTGGCTTTAAGTCGATCAGGTTTTCAGATCAGTCTGTTAATCGTGATCTAGCGCGAAGAGGCAGTATCGACGGTAGTATTTCTACTATCGACCTTTCTGATGCCAGCGACTTAGTTCCTTTAGGAGCTGTCGTCGACATGTTTAAGGTTTGCCCTACTTTCCTCAATTATATTTTGGATTGTAGGACTAGTACTGCTCTTCTTCCTGACAAAAGAATTATCGACTTAAAGAAGTTCGCTTCAATGGGTTCAGCACTTTGCTTTCCCATTGAATCTATGTTCTTCTTTACCGTCGTGTTGTACTCTTTAGTACGACAGTCAGGTAGGAGTCCATCTCGGCGTCTTTTGCTTAACCTTGCAAAAGACGTTGCTATATACGGGGATGACATCCTCGTACCTAGCTTGATGGGTTCCGGTGTAATGGCCGACCTCGAACTATTTGGTTTGAGGGTCAACCAAAACAAATCGTTCTACACGGGATTCTTTAGGGAATCCTGTGGCGGCGACTACTACAAAGGTGTCGATGTGACTCCCTTGTATGTTCGCCAATGGGACGATACCGGAAAGCTCGTTGACTCTTCAACAAGGATATCGCTTGTTGCTTTATCCAATTCATTATATATGAAAGGATTATGGCATGCATGTGATTACCTTAGAGAAGTCCTTCAAAGGAAAATCAAAAACATTCCTTATTCACGGTTCCCTATTGGGATACTCCATTTCGCTAGTTATATCCGTAGTGACAAATTGTCCTGGGATGCTAACGTGCATGGATACCGTGTTAAGGGCGTTTCATATAGACCTAAGAAGGAAAAGGATACTCCGTCTACCTTATCAGGATATCTTATCGGATCTTTCGGCGATCGCCTACACAGCGATAGCAGAAGAGACTTTGAGCAGTTCTGTAAGGAGCCTCCTGAACGAATGGACATACGATTTGGTTTTGCTACCGATTCGCATGACTTCAATTCACGAGAAGATGACGTTGTCGACTTCAATATCAATGGACAAGGACAGTATGATCCATACTTGCCTTATAGTTCATTAGATATCAAGTCTGCTTCGTCTACTTGGAGTAGATGGTCGAAACACTTAGATGTGTCTCGTCCACGTTCCTTAGTCGATAGTGAGAGGCCCTACGTCCTCAACTCGAAACGTAGGTGGACCGCCTCACCGGCGGGTCTAACTTGGTAACTGC